TCGGGCCATGAGTGCTTGGTAAGTTATGGCTCGTTCGGGGTGTCGAAGTTGAGCTAAGAGCTCAATACGATCACGGTATGGAATGCCTCCACGATTGCGATATCGTAGGACCTCCATGTGTTCGAGAGTGTTGGAAACTTCCGTCTTCTTGTCGTTGACGATAGCTCCGAAATAGTATGTCGCATAATGTTTAAGCATTGATATAAACCAGTGCGTAACCATAAGGAAAGAACAGACGATTGTAATGATTGAATCGTCGCCTTGGACCTTGGCTGTGACAGTACTTAGATCAAATCCCATTTTGGATAGGATTGTGTAGATCATAACTAGATTGTAGATGGAATCGAGCAGCTGAGTCTGGAAATATCCAGAGAAGATGCCAGAGTGTTGAAATCTGATAAGAGTTCCATCAGGTAACATAAGAGGGGTGGTGAGAATTGAGTCACACATCCAGTTCCAGAGATTTTCTAACCTTTGAGGGTTAGTGTCTTCTGTGTTAGGATAGTCATTCGTTGGGTGATAACCGTGTTCGAAATCGAACATTGGTCTCATGATACATGAGTGTATATCACGAATAACAGTGTGTCGCGCGTAGCGATCGAAACCACTCCAGTCCACGGTTGCAACCAGTCCGAAGTTTGAGAACTTCTGGATACAGTTGACTAGGCGATGCCAGCCACCTGTTAAGGTTACGAATGGCCATAGCATTGGAGACCTTTCTTTTAAGGAAAGTAGCCAAGCTTGAATGGGCCAAATGAACATCAGTTCAGCCATGAGGCTGGTTGAGGGTGCTCCAAATACCAATCTGACTTTGTCTGGGTCATCTTGTTTGACGAGATGTTGTCTTGCGAAGGCGGTGTGCCAGTATCGAAGATCGTGTCCAGAGTCGTTGGATTTGCGACCATCTTTGATGATGTGGATATGTTTTCTGTTAATGTAGAACATTTCATTGTAGAGATTGCGCTTGGACATACGTGCATCTAGCATGGGTGGGTCTAGACTTTGTCCGAAATGGGCTTCAGCGAATAAATCTCGATGATAGTGTTTAAGGAATGTGTCTTCATCAAAGCCATTTTGATAGCCATGATATTTGTTAACGACATATGCGTTCCATTCTTTGCTTGTAGCAAATGGTGCGCCTATGCTGGTTGACAGCTTCCAGGGGTAATGTCGAAGGTCTGCGAAATGGACAGGCTTAAGAGGGACGTCGGGGGTGAAGATTTTCTGAACTTCGCGAATTGCGTGCCAGTAGTGTTCATCTTTTGGTACAAGATGTTCTTCAGAATTGAGTTTGTCGATGTCTCTGTTTAGTGCGTCTTCATTCCAGATAGATCTGCGATATCCTTGGATGATTTCCTTAACTTCATGAGAAGGTAAGAAGCGTTTGAGTGCGTGATCAACAACGTAGTGGTAGGCTTCAATGACATGATTGTCTTGAATATTACCGCGAATTGCCTTAGCTAAGCTAGGCTTGTTGCCGATGATGAGGTTGTTCAACATATTGTTGTGTGTAGATTGTTCTGCAGGGATTGATACTCTTTATCTTTGCGAGACCGAGG